CTTTCGATGAAATCTTAACATCATAAGCACCAGAAATCATTTTAAGATTCTCAACCTTAAACAACATCTTGAACTTCTTGTTGCTGGTTGCAATCTCAAGTGATTCTGTATGTGCTGCATCATTCTGTGGGTCAAATGTTGTCACAGAAAGTTTTGAGCCATCAGATTCAATTGCAATGAACGGTGAAGAGAGAACTGACGCTGCTTTAAGAATCCAGTCAAAATCTTCCTGATTCAGAGTAAAAGAAATCTCTGGCTCAGGCATTGCAATTGCTTTATCTGGTGCAGCAACAAGCATATGTGGCGCACAGAATCGATACTTGATTTTACTACGACCCTGTAGACCAGAAATCAAAACATTATTGTCTTGAAAGTCTAGGACTGGATCATCTTTGTGTAGAGAAAGAACTGAGAGAAAATTGTTCAAATCAAATACACCAAAGTCTGTAGGAATTTCTTCATTGATTGTTGCTTCAGCCATTACGTTCTTTTGACTAGACACTGTACGGAGTGTCTTACCTTTTTTGAACATAATACCTTGATTGATTGTTGCAAAATTCTTCAGCAACGTAAGTGTGTTATCAGAGAGTTTCATAATTTATTTCCTTGTCAAATCGTGATTGTGTAATGCAAGTATAGCATAGTGAACAACTTTCATCAAGTCATCTCTATTGTAGCCATTCTTTTTACCGTATCGCTGTGTATACTTCAAAATATTTCCAATAAAAAATCCTTCACCGTGTCCAGAATCAACGATGAATTCTGATGCTTGGAATTTATTTTGAGCATAATGTTGACCATATGTCTTATCGATATATTCTTTCAATTCTTTAAGAATACGGTCTTCACTAAATTTATAGTTAATAGATTTATTCAAAGATGATATATCAAAGGTTTCTATTTCAAGTTTTTCATCATCAACAACCTCATACATTTTATCATAAACCATTATAGTTTTCCTGTATATTGTGCAACAGCAGGCATATTACCAGTGAATGCATATGTACCAATGTGTTGAGTTCTCATCCAAGGACATAACCAAACTTGTCCACCAATCTTACGCCACATTTGGCAGAACATGTAATCTTCAGATAGATAACGGTCAGAACCACCACCAGTATAACTGTCAGTAGTATCAATCACTGTATCAAAGTATGCATGAATGTAACGTGAACCATCAAAGTGTGCTTGTCCAACATGGTCTGGCTTGTAACGAATCTTTGGAAATTCTGTTGCAAGCTTTTCGAACACATGACGCTTAATCATCATATGACCAGTACCAATCTCCATAACTTCAAGTGGTTCGGATACTTGAAATTGTTGCGTACCCTTCACAACATTGAACACATATTCGCCAACAAGATTTTCAAGTTCACGAGGATTCAAATCTGGATGACGCCGAGCAGTATCGGCAATGTTTTGCCAATTGATTGATTTCTTCGGATATGGACCACCAATAACATCTTTATCGAGAGCCATCAATGCAACAACATCATTTGGGTCAAAATGAATATCTGAATCGATAAACATCATATGGGTATAATCTGAGCGTAGAAATTCATCTACTAGATAATTTCTTGCTCGTGTAATGAGTGATTCATTAAAAAGGAAAGAAAATTTGACTTCAATACCATACTTAATCATAATGGTCTGAAGGTCGAGACAAGATTTCATGTACAAACCGTGATTCATTCCACCATACATGGGTGTCGCAATGAACAGTTTGTTTTTTCTTAGGTCTTCAAGGTTGACTTGTATCTGCATAATTTATCCATAAAAAAGAGTAGAAACACATATTATATATATGCTCCTACTCTAAAACTCACTTCTTTTTAGGCAAAAACTTCTGCGCCAAAAACTGCATGTGCTGCTGCAACCATTTCGCGGCTAGGTTTGCCAAGACGATAGTAAGTGATTGTCTTACCGTTATCGAGGGTTTTCTTGTTGGTATAAATGCAGTGACCTTCAGAACGAAGTTCTTCAATGCGGGCACCAACCTTAGTGATACCAAAACGGGCACGAATTTGTGCCGCAGTGAGTGTGTTGTAGCCAGAATCTTTAGAAAGATAGTTTAGAATTTTCTGTTTAGCAGACATTCAATTTACTCCATTAAAAAATAGTCGCACAAAAAAAGAAATAGTAGAGGCGACTGTTCTCTACATATTGTCAGTATATAAAAAAAAGGGGAGTGTGTCAACACTCCCCTTGGTAAATGTTAGCTTAGAAAGGAATTTCTTCCGTATTTGTTTCTGCTGTAGGTGTTTCGGCAGTTTTGATAGAATCAACATCAGCACCACCATCAACTTTGGTATACAAGTCAAGGAAAGTAACCGAAGTATCAACATCAAAACGATTCAAGCAATACTTAATTGCTTTGATTTTATCACCGTAGATACCGTATGTTTTAACGATATGTACCAAACGGCGGGTCGAGATAACCTCATCACAACCACCTTCAGTGAAAGTATTACGAATCACTGTAGCCCAAGTCACAAGCTTTTTGGCGAAGTCATCATCTTCACGATTAACCGACTTCAATTCTTTTTCAATGATTTTCTGTTCAACTTTCGCAGGAGGCCATTCTTGTTCCATCGTATTAGGAAAACGCTCAAGAAACGCCTCGTTCAATACGTTGGTAAACATATAGCGACCATCTTCAGAACCCTTACCCTTTGTGTTAGCAGTAGCAAACACAGTAAAGCCAGGAGCAGGAGCAACAATTTCGTTTTTCTTTTTCAAAAGAAACGGCTTACCCTCAAGGACACGCTGAAGGCAGGACAGATTTTGTGCGCCGTAATCAATCTCATCAATACACAATACAGCACCCTGGCGGGCTGCAACGGTAACAGGACCATCACGCCATTCCATCTGACCGTTGATCAGAACATAGTTACCAAGAAGATCGCCTTCATCGGTTTCTGGTGTCATTGATACACAAACGAATTTACGTTTTGCTTTGGCACAAGCTTGCTCAATTGACATTGTTTTACCGTTACCAGAATGACCCGTAACGAAAACAGGGAAGAACATATTTGATTGTACAATTGACAACACATCAGCAAAGTTGCCAAAAGGTACATAGTTTGAATACTGCGTTGGTATCAAATCAGTAACTTCTAGGTCAGTTGTCACATTTGCAATACGATTACCAGCGACTGGCTCAGGCTTTGCAAGCGGAATCACTTGTGCAGCCATATTGATAGCCACGGACGCAGCCGGTGCCGCGTTGGATGCAGCGGGAACACGATAAACACCACGCTTTACTTTGTTAGATTCATCATTCACGAACCACTGAGGAACGGGAATACTTAGCTTTTCAGCAATTGCAACAACATCAACTTTTGTAACTTCAGATTTGCCAGTTGCAATAAGTGCATCAATAAAAACCTGGCGTTTAGCAGAACGACTTGCCATAATATAAACTCCTCATCACAGTAGAAACTACATTATAAAGAAAGTTCCACACTTTGTCAAGCAGCAATCATACCAATGAATCGTGAAACCAGAACCCGATTCACTTGACGATTTTTGGTAAACTTACCAAATGCTTTTGACAGACTAGTTGCGGTAACTTTATCGGGTGCATCAAACGTGTCATCACCAACATTCAAATCATTACCACCAGCAATGATGAAAAATGATTCGTAGCCATCATTTTTGGATTCAAGATACTTATTTTTACGGAAGATTTTTGCATACTTGCTATAAACTTCATTAGTAGCACACTTCCATTCCCAAGTATATTTTTTGTTACTATCATCGGCAGCAAGAACTTCATCATTCACAAACCGACGGCGAATAACATTTCTAACTTGTGAATCTGGTGCAAGATAGAAACCAATTATTTTAGCACCAGTGGTTTTAGTCAACCACTTTGATACCGCAATTCTGGCACCGTTCTCATCATCAGACAATTCAAATTGCAGTTTTTCTTTTTTGTCGCACAGAAAAACATTCTGATAACCCACACGATAATAATTTCTTGTGCCATTATTATGATAGCTAGTTGTTGTATCAGCATCGCCATCGTGAACCACACACAGATTGACAATATCAAGATTGTTCAATTTGCGAAATTCTTTGATGACTGGCTGAGAAGCAATCAAAGCCTCAGTCAATGGTGTGTTTGATAAACTTTCACTCTTAGGACGCTGAAAGAATTTACCATACGAATATCTGTATTGAAACGCATCCATAACGCACAGAATGTTTTTCACGGCATTCGAAAATTCAGAATTACTCATTTTCGAATTAATCATCTCACGCAGGTACACACTAGAAAGTTGCAAGTCACCTTCTTTTTCAGAAAAGCAACCAGTGCTGTAGCTTTTCAGAATTACATTACCGTACTCATCAAACGATGGGTCCGAAGGAAAATCCATGTGTCGGACATTCTCTGCATTACCAAAACCATATGCACTGAACGGAATGCTTACTTTACGGCAGAACAATGCCAGAATCAGAATTTGTTCTAATGATGCCGTAAGATTTTCGGACATTGAACCAGACTTATCAAGTAACAGAACCAAACCGTGCGACTTACCCTTAGGAACACGCATGATTTTTTTGAAGATATTATCATCAATCTGATATTTGAATACACGGCTGATATCAATATCACCAGTGGACGCAGTTTTTGCTTTTGCAAACCGTTGTGCAGCCTTACGCATCTCAAATTCTTTTGCCAGAAGAGAGATATACCGTTCATTTTTCTTACGAAAATCTGCATACAAATTATTGGCAACTTGCTGATAATCTTGCCGTTGTTTGGAAAAATCTTCAGTCAAAAGTTCCTGAACACGTTTTGCTGGCGTGACAATGTTTTTCAGATTCGGCGCAGGAATGTTTACATAAACATATTCACGTGAATTTTTTGCAATAAGACTAGATTCATTTGCACGAAAGTTTTCATCAGTTTCACACCGAGGTTCAAAGTCATCTAAGCCCTCTGAAAGGCTTTTCGATTCTTTATAACGATTGATAGCATTACCCTGTTCAGATTCTTCGAAAGATTCATCATCTTCAGATTCACCGTCAGACTTTGCGGATTTTGTACCTTCACCATCTTCATCGGATTCTTCACCATCACCGTCAGATGAATCATCAGAATCTTGGTCACCATCTTGACCGTTCGCTTTTGTTTTTGCTTTTTGTTTACCTTTGCCATCAGTCTCGGCATCACCGTCACCAGAACCGACTTCAGATTCTTCACCATCTTCATCAAACTCATAGCCAAAATCATCTTGAGGCATTTCGGTTTGTTGTTGTTCTTCTTTTGAATAGTCCCAAATTTCATCCGTCAATTTCAAGGCTTCTTCAAAAGATTCACAAGCCTGAACACGTTCAACAAAATCTTTTTCAATGTCATTGAACTGAATGTCCATTGTATAACTGGACTTTGTGTATAAGTTCAGTCGGTCAATGAATGACATTGAATTGATATCACGACCCTTTAGACCAAAGAAGTCACGGTTCATTAGTTCACTGAAGCCGTTGATAAAAGATTTACGTAGACCAGGATAACGGCGTTTTTGGCGCTTCTCAATTCGTGCATCTTCAACCACATTGAGAAAGCCCTTGTAACTACGACCGCGGTCATGAACAGCACCATGCCAACCATCGGCAGGTGTATCGATAGCGTGACCAACTTCATGACCCATTAGCAAGTCATAAAGATCGCCAGACATTTCTGTCCAGATAGGACATGTTAGAATACGATTTTTAGGATCAAATGATGCCGTATAAGTTTTGGCATGTTGAACAGTGAGATTCTCGGTTGCCATCAGTTTGGCAAGACCAGACTTTTGATTTTGAAT